ATGATGGGCAAGATTGGGCTTGCATGTACGCCCCCAAACATAGAACGCGGGAAGCCTGCCGCTATTGGCGGCCAATATCACAGAAGGTGAAGCCATGATCACTCAACTCAACCCGCCCATCCCCGTTCGCACGCCGCACGGCAAAGGGATGGCGCAAATGGTTATTGATTACGGCATCGAGCATGATCTGATGTGGGTCGTGTTTCAAGCGGATGGCGAGTGCTGGTGCTGGGGTAATCGAGACATTCGCGCTGAACCAAATATTACGATTGGCAGGCGACCTGGAGATCCAAAGGAATAACGCCGCCAAAAAAATGCCCGCCCCAGGTGAGACCAGGGCGGGCAAGTTTACAAAAGGAAAGGAACCAACCCATGGAGAGTGTGATGTCTTATCTCACATCGGATTGTGTGATGCAAGCACCAACACACTCTTGCGTCGTGTCAACATGAGGTTTACAATTACGTCATGGAACACTCGTATGATCTTGCCGCCCTGGCGCGGAATGTTATTGATGCAGCCGGTGGCACGATGGGCGTGGCGCGAAAGCTCGGCTATTCCCGCCAGCGAGTGCATTATTGGCGGAGGCGAGGCGTGCCGCCCAAGGCGCTGTCGGCGCTGCATCGCGCCCTGGGGATTCACCCTAGCACCGTGCGGCCCGACTTGTTCATTGACGCCGTTAAACACACGCCTGATCCCGCGTGGTAAGCGACGACGACATCACGTTAATCCTGCCGCTTCCGCCTAGCATCAACAAAGCATGGGTGCCGGTTCGCACCCGCACAGGCGCAAAGTTGATCAAACGCGCCGCGTCTAAAACTTGGGCGAATGCGGCGCGCTGGGAAGTGTCCATCCAACGTGCGCACAAACAGATTGCCGTGCCGTTTGAGGCAATCATCGAACTGCCAAAAATGCGCGGCGATGTTGATAATCGAATCAAGCAATTGCTCGACGCTTGCCAGGCCGGGGGCGCAATCACGAACGACAAGCTATGCCAGCGGCTGGTGGTCGAGCGCGATGCCGACCGGGAAGGCAATGCCTACCTGACACTGCGGCCCATCAAATAAAATCGCCACATGCCTATTGCGCCCTCTGCGCCTCATGCTGTAAAAACATTTTTGCGCCCGGGAATCGGGCGTACTTAGGAAAGGAAAAACAATGGCAATATCAATGGCGTCTCTGCGCCGCAGTACGGAGGTGAAGGCTCCGCGCATCATGCTCCATGCGGTGCATGGTATCGGCAAAACATCGCTTGGCGCGGGCATGCCCAGGCCGGTGATCCTCCAGACCGAAGACGGTCTCGGCATGATCGACATGCCCACCTTTGGCTTGCTCAAGAGCTATTCCGAGGTGATGGAAACCATCGCCTCGCTTTACAGCGAGGATCACGAATTTGAGACTGTGGTGCTCGACAGCCTCGATTGGTTAGAGCCGCTGGTATGGGTCGAGACTTGCCGCCTGAACAATTGGAAGGACATCGAGCAGCCCGGCTACGGCAAGGGCTACGCCGCCGCCTTGGACACTTGGCGCGGCATTCTGGATGGGTTGAACGCCCTCCGCGATGAGCGCAAAATGACTATCACCATGATCGCCCACACGGAGCCGAAACGCTTTGAAAGCCCCGAGGTGGAAGCCTACGACCGTTACGCGCCCAAGCTTCAGAAAGCCGCGAGTGCCCTGGTGCAGGAGCACGTCGATTGCGTATGGTTCATGAACTACCGCGTGTCGGTGGTGAAGGACGACAAGAAAGACCCCAGCAGCAGGGCGCGCGGGGTTGGGGGTGGGCAGCGCGTGCTCTACACCACCGAGCGCCCATCGCATCTGGCGAAAAACCGCTACCGGATGCCGGAATCCATCTCGCTGCCGGATGATCCGGAGCAGATGTGGCCGACCATCGCTCAGCACATTCCCTATTTCGCAACCAGCAAGGAGTAAACGACAATGGCATTTCTCGGTGAAACCTTTGACGCCACCAGCGTCGAACCCGCACAGCCCCGCGATAATCTGCCGCCCGGCAATTACCCGGCCCAGGTGATCGAAAGCACTATGAAGGAAACCGCCAAAGGCGGGACGATGCTCCAGTTGACGATGGAGGTCATTGACGGCCCCTCGAAGGGACGTCGGATTTGGGACAACCTGAACATCAGGAATTCCAACCCGACCGCGCAGGAAATCGCCCTGCGCACCCTCTCCGCCATCTGCTTGGCCGTCGGCAAGCAGCACATCTCGGACAGCGAGGAAATTCACTTCATCCCGATGACCGTTACCGTGGCAGTGGAGATCGACAATCGGGACAAAGACCTGCCTCCAGAAGAGCAGCGCAAGCGCAACACCGTGCGGGGGTACGCCGCCGCCAACGGCCCTGGCCCGGTCGCCAAGGCACCGTCTACCTTCACCTCCAGGCAGGCCCCACGCCCGCCCGAAGCCAAGCCTGCCGCCGCTGGCGTGCCGCCCTGGCGGAAGTGACTAAAACGCCGGGGCGCAAAACGCCCCGGCTTTTTTCTGGAACGCATGGGGGTTAAAATGGTCGCACTACCACCAGCAGAGAACAAAACCGTCTCTGCAATTTATGAAAAATATGCAGCCGAGCAAGGCTCCGGTTATCGGGATCACCTAGGGGCCAGCGGCATTGGCAAAGATTGCAGCCGCGCCATCTGGTACTCCTGGCGCTGGGCAACACGCGCCAATCATTCTGGCCGGATGATGCGCCTGTTTGAAACAGGCCACCAAGCCGAAAGCCGTTTCATTCACGACCTACGGGGCGCGGGCGTGACGGTGATGGCAGTGGACCCGGAGACCGGCAAGCAATTCAACCTCCGCGACGCCAGCGGACATTTTGGTGGCTCCATGGACGCCGTCGCAATCGGATTTCCCGAGGCCCCCAAAGCGTGGCACGTCTGCGAGTTTAAGACGCATAGCGAGAAATCCTTCGCCTCGCTTAAAAAGGATGGCGTCGAGAAATCTAAGCCGCAGCATTTTGCCCAGATGCAAATCTATATGCACTTCGCTGGGATTGAGCGCGCCTTCTACCTTGCCGTGAACAAAAACACCGACGAGCTATATCAAGAACGCATCCGCTATGATGCAGAATATGCCCTGCGTATTGTAGCCAAGGCTGCGCGGATCATCGCCAGCGTTGAACCGCCCGCGCGCATCAGCACCGACCCCGCACATTTTGAATGCCGCTTCTGCGATCATTCCGCCGTCTGCCATGGCGATGCCATGCCCGAGCGGCACTGCCGGTCATGCCTACACTCCGCTCCGGTCCCCGAAGGCGAGTGGTTCTGCGCGCGGCATGTCGAGGTTATCCCACCCGACGCACAGCGCACCGGCTGCGTGGCGCATTTGTATATCCCCGCCCTGGTGCATGGCGAGCAGATCGACGCGGGCGAAGACTGGGTGATGTACACCATGCCCGACGGCAATAACTGGCGGGACGACGCCCAGGACGCCCTGGACTACAAGAAATGACCATCAGCCTCCGCCCATACCAGCGCGCCAGCATCGACGCGCTGTACAACTATTTCGGATCGAGCACCGGCAATCCGCTGGTCGTGCTGCCCACCGGGACGGGCAAGAGCATCTGCCTTGCCGCCTTCATCCGCGAAGCCATCGAAGCCTATCCCGAAACGCGCATCCTCATGCTGACGCACGTCAAAGAGTTGATCCAGCAGAACTTCATGGCGCTGCTAAAGCTTTGGCCGGAAGCGCCTGCGGGCATCTACTCCGCCGGTCTTTCGCGTCGGGACATCAACTCTCAAATCTTGTTTGCCGGTATTCAGTCAATTCACAAGCACGCTTTCCGCGTGCAACGGTGCGATCTGGTGATCATTGACGAAGCGCACCTTCTGGGTCGCAACGACGGCAGTATGTATCGCGCCTTCCTAACGCAGCTTAATGCAATCAATGCCGGGCTGCTCAAGGTGATTGGCTTTACCGCCACGCCATACCGCCTGGATTCCGGGCTGTTGCACGAAGGCAAGGACCGGGTTTTCACCGACATCGCTTACGAAACGTCGGTGCTGGAAATGATCCAGCAAGGCTATCTCTGCCCGGTGGTGCCGAAGCAAACCATGACCCAGCTTGATGTGACCGGTGTCGGAAAGCGGGGCGGAGAATTTATCGCCAAAGACCTCGAGGCCGCCGTTGACCGGGACGAAATCACCGTCGCCGCCGTCGAGGAAATTATCGAGCACGGTAAAGACCGTGGATCGTGGTTGGTATTCTGCTCCGGGGTGGATCACGCCCTGCACGTCCGCGACGCCATACGCGAGCACGGGATTTCCGCCGAGACGGTGACAGGCGACACACCGAATGGTGAACGCGCCGTCATCTTGCAGAACTTTAAATCCGGTCGGCTGCGGTGCATTACCAACGCCAACATTCTCACCACCGGCTTCGATGCGCCTGGCACCGACTTGGTCGTGCTGCTCCGCCCCACCGCCAGCGTCGGCCTCTATATCCAGATGGTGGGGCGCGGCACGCGGCTGGCGGAAGGCAAGCCGGATTGCTTGGTGCTGGACTTCGCCGGTAACACCGCGCGCCATGGCCCCATCGACAAGGTGGATGGACGCCGCAACGACAAATCCGACGTGCCGGGCGAAGCACCCACCAGGGTCTGCTCGGAATGCCAGACTATCAACCACGCCGCCGCTCGGTACTGTGCGTCCTGCAATTTTGAATTTCCGCCCCCGGTGTCCAAAATTGCCGCCATCGCCGCGACCGATGCACTGCTATCCACGCAGATCAAACCAGAATGGATACCGGTCAAAGATGTGACGTATGCTCTGCACGCCAAGCCGGGCAAGCCGTCGTCAATGCGCGTGAGCTATGTCTGCGGGCTGGTGATCCACAGCGAGTGGATTTGCTTCGACCACATCGGCTACCCGCGCCAGAAAGCTGAAAGCTGGTGGAAGCGGCGCAGCGATGCGGCGATCCCGGCGAATAGCCAAGCCGCCACCGAAGCCGCCAACACGCTGCGCCAGCCGACCGAAATTCAGGTTCGTCCGGTGGGCAAATATGTCGAGATTGTTGGCTTCAAATTTTGACGGGCGCGGGGCATGATAACCGACCAACGAAAGGAACATGGAAAAAATGATTGACGCGAACGAACATGAGCGGGCCGCAATGATGAACGCATCAGACCGGGCCGGTGAATTCATCGAAACTGTGGGAGGCACAGACATGGCGGGGTGGTCTCGCGAGCAGTGGGGCCAATTTATCGAGGTGATCTGCACCGGCTATGTCGATAAGCTGGTCGACCTGCGGGCGGGCATAACCACCGCCATGGACAAGGTTAGCATCGGATGACCCCCCCAATGTCACGTTTCAGCGACTACCTCGCCTCTCGCAAAACCACGCCAACCTTGGTCGATGCCGCCATTGCCATGGGCGTGCCGGTGTTTCCGTGCGACGATCAAAAGCGCCCGCTGACCGCCCGGGGCTTCAAAGACGCGACCGCCAACCCCGACGAGATCCGCCGCCTTTTCACAAATCCCAGGGCCGCGATGATCGGTATGCCGACGGGCGAAGGCACGGGCATCGTGGTGATTGACGTGGACGTAAAAGATGGTCGCACTGGGATGGAGTGGCTCAACGATAACAGCCATCGCCTGCCGCAAACCCGCACCATCCGCACAGGCAGCGGTGGGCTGCACATCTACCTCCGCTGGCCGGGCCAGCCCATCCGCAACTCCGCAGGCAAGATCGCGCCCGGCATCGACGTGCGCGGCGACGGTGGATACGTCATCGTGCCGCCCTCGCCCGGCTACGCCATGGCGGACGATTCCGAGGTGGCCGAGGTGCCAGACTGGCTGATGCCCATCCTCGCTCCACCCGCCCCGCCACAGCGCCCCACAGCGCCCGCACAGGTAGCCCCGCCTTCCCGCCCCCACAACCCCGATGGTGGCACGCACTACGGTGTGGCGGCGCTGGACAGCGAGTGTGACGCCATCCGCCGCGCGTGGGATGGGAGCAAGCATCACACCCTAAACAAAGCCGCCTTTTCCATCGGCGGCCTGGTGGCAGCGGGCGAGCTTCAGGAGGGGTTTGCGTTCACCGAACTCTCCGCCGCCCTGGCCGACATACGCCATGCCTGCAAGGATTTCAGGCACGCGCAGAACACCCTGCGCACTGCATTCCAGGATGGCATGAGACGGCCCCGCGATGTGCCAGAGCGCCCCGCCATCATCCCCGACGATAAGCCCCACCCCGCCGCCGCATTGCTGGCCAAGGTATTCGCCCGCAGCGCCGAAAAGCAAAAAGCCCCCCTGCCGGTCACCGCAGACTTGATGGACGTGCCTGGGGCGCTGAGAATGTTCGTTGAGCACTGCGAGGCGACGGCGATCAGCCCCCAGCCTTTCCTCGCTCTCGCCGCCGGGATCACACTGATCGGGACGCTGGCCGGGAGACGATACCGGACCACCACCGATTTGCGCACCAACATCTACGCCATTGGCATTGCGGATTCCGGCGCGGGCAAAGACCACGCCCGCCGCGTGATCAAAAAATGCCTGCACGCCGCCGACCTCTCGCAATACCTGGGCGGCTCCGACATCGCATCCGGCTCCGGTCTTCGCACCGCCCTCCTGCGCCATCCCGCAATGCTGTTCCAGAT